CCAACATACGAAGAAGCGAATTGATCTCTTTGGTATTGAGGTATTGAACCCATGTTATTTTATCCACCCTTTCGCATCTGCATACGAATATGTCTTATCTAACGCTCCAGCAAAACCGCCTACAAGCGCTGCCCGGCCCTGCCCTTCCTGTATCCGCGCCGTCTGGCGGCTATAATCCATTATCGCGGATCCCCGGGCACGCATGGCACTTGCTTCGGCCGACGCCCATTTCTTCGTTTGTGCAATAGTAATAACGGCCGAACCACCGTATTCCACGCCGCTACCTATATACATCATTTTTTGTTTCTGCGCGAAACGGTTCCCGTCGTCTTCAATTCGTGAGGCTTCACGGTTAGCTTCCGCCTGTTGTATTTGCGCGTAAGAACGCGTAGTATCAGCTTGAGCTTTTGCCGCCGCGTTTTGCTGTACTCCTTGATATATACTTAATCCGGCGCCTAATACCGTTGCGCCTAATGCTACGGCTCCCATTTAAACCTCCGGCTCCACAAACGATAGTCTTCTTTAAATCGGCTGTATTCTTTTAGTGTTCCTTCGCACTCAAAACCCATAAAAACCATCCAGGCATCGTGTAATTTGTCGGCCGGAGAATGGGTCTGAATTCGATGCGCTTTTTGTTTCTCCGCATAAAATGTGATAAAGTCTTTAAGTTTACGCACATAGTCTATCTTGTGCTCCGCGATATGAATAGACGGTATCTGCCATATTTCCCACGCCCCGGGCCACAGAGGCACCCATCCGATACACGTTATGATCTTTCCGTCTTCTATGAGCGTATACGCATGCCCGAGCGAAGCATAATAATCGAGTGTCTCTTGGGGTAGATAAGGGTATACCTTCTCCCACTCATAGGGCCTCATGTCCATAATTTTTAAATGCTCGGAGTGAAAAGGTATTGTCTTCATTCTTCGGTCACGTCCGTAAAAGGTATTATAGCTTGTACAGTACACGGTAACGGTTCGTCTTGTATAACGTCTATAAATTTTTGCAGTGCATATCCGTCCGAAATATTAACCTCTATCATACCTGTAAATAGCGGAGGGGGTTGGCCGGTACGGTCGTTCGTTGTACGGGTAATAATCTGTTCTAAATGGTATGGGTCGGTTCCGATTCTTACCCCGAGTGAATTTCTAAAAAGTACCCCTATCTTATTCACGGTGGATGTCATAGACATAGACGAACCCGATATACTTCGAGATTCAAGAGGCATTGTGCGGATCCACCCCCGGTATTCAAACCCTACATGCACCACAGTAGAAGATACATCGAGAGTTATGGCTCCATCCGCTACCGTTTGTGAAGGGTGTACCGCTCCGTCCGTAACTATCGCAACCTCTTCTCCTTCAAGATGATCTAAACCGCTAATTTCTGTTACCGTCAAAAACCACCCTGAAACGGGGATAAGACTAGCGCTGTCAAAATTTTCCAGTATGTCGCAGGTAACTTTCGTAGGAGAGACATATGCGGTAATCTCCGCGACCCCGGATTCGTACCCCGTAAGGTACTTTTTTATGATCCGACGACCGACATCGGTTGCCGCAAATACCGCGCCACCAGCAGTAAACGTAATGTCCGTCCCGGTTGCGGCATCGGGTTTAAGAGTTACGGTTTGCGAGGTATCTAACGTCAAAGACGAATCTACCCGAATAAGTTGCTTAGAAAGTTCATACTGCCGTTTTTCAAAAGCGTCTGTATCAGCATCTTCGTCCCCGGTATAAAAATCTTCGTATTCCGGAAGGACTTCATCGGGAGAAAAATACTCAATGTAGCGTCTTGTAACTCCGTCGATAGTGCGTTCAACTACTAACCAGAGATCGTCAGTGTTGTCATTACTCGGTTCTCCGCAGATGCTTAATACTTTTACGTCACTTCCCCCCAGATAATGCGTATGCCAAGCCGCTATCTTTTCCTGTTCTTTTGTCGATATACCTAAAAGAACGCCGTCACTGCGTACTGCCCACAAAATATTTACGCGCCCCTGTTGTATCGCTAACTGGGTGATACCGGGAAAGGTAAGCTCATCGGAAAGAACATTGAGATCCTCCGAGCTGTAACTGTCCTCAAGTAGACTATATGCAAAGCGGTTAAGTATATTGCCCCCTCTCTGCACATAAAATAAACTTGTCCCCACGCGAGCGGGCATCATATTCTGCACCCCGTAAAAATCTACGGGTTGCACTGAAATTTCTGACCCCGATATAGGAGCCGATTCTGTCGCGCCATGCGCTTTATACACTGCGCCATAAGTACCAATAGCGAGAAATTTGTTTGTCCCAGCAAACCAGTATATTCTATCGGCGGTGTTATTCTGGGAGGCAATAGGAAATACGATCGAATCTTCGGGGTCTGATCCGACCGTGAAATTGTCAAACTGTGGCGTTCCATCATCGGCCGGAGCCATACTGCCGTAAAAAGTTTCGGGATCGTCGTCAGTGCCGCCATAAAAAACTCGACCACCGTAAAATGCAACAGCACCGGGCATATTACCTTGTTTGAAGAGGTACCCACCGGAAGAGTAGGCGGTATACCCGGTGCTGTTTATATCGACAAGTGTACTGGGGTCTTTCAGAGTTATTGTATTCGCCCCCGTCTTAACAACAGAGTATGTGTTGCCATTAAGCTGCGTCATACCCACTACGCCATATATCTCAATGACGTCCCCTGTAGCAAGACCGTGCCCTACGGCCGTAACTTGACAAGGGTTAGCTTGAGTAGCCCCGGTAATTGTGATAGTAAAAGGATCCTCGGTACGAGTGAATGTCTCAATACGCCAGTCCGTTTCACCATACCTACGAAGTTTACGTATTTCTGCGTCTCTTGTAACTAGGTACATCAGATCCGCTTTTTGGGCGTATCGGATATCCGCGAGATCTGCTTCAGCATATGGAGATGTAACCTCATACACGCGCTCAGTCTTTCCTCCGGAAACGTACGACGTATATCCAGACATATTGATAGCCACGCCATCGAGATCTTTTAGAGTGTACGTATTCGCGTTTATCTTTACTACGAGAAAATATTTTTCGTTAATTTCAGTGGTCCCAACGACATCGTATATGAGAATTTGATCGCCCGTTGAGTACCCGTGTGTAGCCGAAGTGATTATCCCGGTACCTATTACAATACCAGTGATGGTCTTGGGGTCTTCTGTTATGACGCCCCCATCCGTAAACACACGAAACTTACCGTCAGAAAAAGCCAGAGCATACGCTTCAGCATCGTTAAAAACAAAAGGAACAAGAGTAGTTACGTCATTTAAACGGGTAGGTAACACATAACGAGAACCGGCTCGGTAGGTATCTGGGCCCTGTATCTCCCCGATAAAATTACGAGAGATAGACTTCCCGAGTGGGTAGGTGGCTAAATCTACACGTCCAAAAAGTTTCTTAGATAACATTCCTCCCGCAAAATTAACGAGAGGATTAGTCCTTTGCATCTATACCCCCTAAGTCTCTTCACACCCGGGTATTATTTCAGGATTCGACTGACTTACTCCTCCCGATGAATATACCCTTCTTGCACCCATAAATTTACTGCGTGTAATCCGGCGTGGCGGATTATCCTGGCCATTAACAGCTCTGGCCTCGATCCTCGTATCTATAAGCATTGTTCTTATTCCTGTACGAAGTGTTTCTTTACCGCTAAAGGCATATGACATATTATATGCCATCTGTTGCGCCAGATAGTTTTTAAAAAGTTCGTCATATACGTTTACGTTTTTCTGGTCTTTGATATACCCGATATTGAGAGAAGACGCACCGCCGTTATCTAAAAGAATAAAACCTTCTTCTATTTGATAGTCTACACTTTGAAGGGTATCAATATCGTCGCCTATAAATCGTAGACGTATAAAATCGTTAGGAAGGGCATACCGATCAGCATAACCGAACAACGGGGCGGTAGCGTTACGCGACAGTGTTGCCCGGGCTTTAGCGAAATTCCAGGGGTGCGCGCGCAATACCTGACGTCGACTGGTGTCGTACCAACGGCTGCACACCGCTTCAGGTTGAGTTTTGGGTTCACGAAGGTTTGTAATAGGTGGTACCTTGAGTAAGTCTAAAGCCATATTACAAAGTTCAACTTCATTTAAGATCGACATATATTACCCCTTATCCCAAAAAAGCGTACCGCCGACCCGCTGTGCGGTGTGGTGGTACGCTTTTCTAGTTGTTTACTATGTTCTGATACTACTACGCGGACTTTACGAAAATCGCGCGTATCGCAATGGTACCCGTTCCCGAACCGACTGTGTTGGCCGTGAGCGCCAAATCGTACTCCATTTCAGGAGTAACGTCCGCATCGCCGGCAAGTTCGTACACTTCTTTGCCGATATTCGCGATAGTCAGCGAAGCCATGCCGTTCTGTTCTGAACCAATGGCTTTACCGGCCGAGATGTTCGCCGCGGCCATGAGAATGTCCTTGTCTTTCACCGCGCCGCCGTTCTCGAGCGTGTCGTACAAGCCGAGATCATAACTCGTCGCGCCGGTTATGGCGTCGCAGTTAATATCGATCCTGACCGGGATCATGTTACCGTTGACGCGAAAGAGACGGTATATCGAACCGTCACTATCGGCCACCGCTACTTCAAACTGTGTTTCCATGACGATTACTTCACCGCCACGGTTGAACACGTTCTTGGTGTTTGACGAAACATACGCGTTTATGACTGCCATAACTAAACCCTCCGTAATTTTTAGTAAACTCCGCCGCCGTTATGACGGCGGAGTGTATTCGTCAACGGCCGCTTACGTGGCGGTCGTAGTAACTTTCTGGATCCTGTCTTCGTCCGTTCTCACTGCGCCGATCTCACCGAGGACCTGGATATAGGTGCTCTCGATGTAACCCGGATAATCCGGTATGACCTTTACGACAAATTCTTTCGACATGCCGTAAATCAGGCCCTGGTTCGAAGCGGCAAAACAGCTACGAACCGCAGAGGCTACCGCAAGCTGCGGGTTATCAACGGCGCTACCGAAACATACGAGGTCCATACCGAGAACAGAAACTACCTGTCCCTTATCGACAACGTAGTTACGGCTGAAATCGCCGGAGGTTAACTGCGTGATGTTGAAGAGCTGTGTCTCTTCCTGTTCCGAAATACCGATGATCAGGCCCTCTGGCATGTCGGTCCCTACTTCTTTCGAACGGAAGTTCGCTCTGATCTCAAGAAGCTTCGCGTACGTCAAGCCGGCAGTTGCATTGACGGTCTTACCGCCATTGCCAGCAAACGTGATCGTGGTGTCGAATCTACGGCCAGTCGCCACGTCAGCAAACAGCGCCGCAATACCGATAGCGTCCGCTTTTCGGTATATCGCGTACATGCAGTCCCGAACGAGTTTCGAGCTCGGGTTCTCGAACATGCCGCGCACGTCCCGGTTGTCAACGATAAGCTCAACAACGATCCTGTCCCTCAACATTCTACGTCTTGAGAAATCAGGGTTAACCGGACTGATACGGGGATTTCTTTCGTTCGCGGTTCTTGCTATGACCTGACCGGTGCCGTCATACGACCATTCATCGGCCGTAACAGGCACGGAAGGAAAGCGGCCCATAAGGCGGCTTTTAGTCTGCTGTGCTTCAACGTGGAGAAGATTACTGAACTGGGTTATTAGGACATTATCTATGGGGGCTGCCATCTTTAAATCCTCCGTTTAATAACTTGGAAATCCATTTTTGAATGGCACTCCCCGTCACTAAACGGATGCCGGTGTACTCTTGTGGGTGAGTACTCCCGAATATAACGGACCCGAATGGGCTACCCGCTATATCACAGTAAATATACACTATCTCCGTAAAAAAAGCAAATCTATTTTTTAATCGCGCGCATTTTGTTCATGAGCGCAGTGTTCTGGTCCATAACTTTCTGATGGTCCGCATGACGGTAATCGCTAAACGCCGGGTTCTTCATAAGTTCGCGCTGCTGCGCGGACAACGCTTCGTACGATTCACTTCCAGTGCCTCCAGCTCCAGCACCTCCACGAAACGCGTCTTCTTTGATATACTTATTTACTATCCCGTTAAGAGCGGCTGTCAATACGAGAAGTGAATTATTATCGAGTTTATCGATCATAGCGAGCACTTCCGGAGAGTTGTTTTCTTGAAGCAGTTTCTTTGCGTTTGTCATTGCAAGATCTTTTTGATCTCCAAAAAGTTTAACGGCCGTGTCGTCAAATGCTTTATCGACGGCCTTGTTCGCCTCGACAACTTTCAAGTGTTCGGCGTACATCATCTTCTCGAAACCGGACTGAAGTTTTTTTGCGCCGTCTTTTGAGATCCCCGCTTCGTGCATCAGTTTCTTGACCGCTAAATCAGTTTCCGCTATCCTCTTAGATCCTTTGAGTTCATCAATTTCAACAAACTCATACTCTTCCGGTTTACCCGGAACTCCCAGCGCCGTACGAAAAGTGTTGATCTCTTCCGGAGTGGCTTTCTCTCCCGGGATGATCACGCCTTTTTTACCGACAGTAGTATTAAGGTTATCAACCCACTTAAAAAATGTTTCGGGATCTTTCGTGTTCTGTTTTACCCAGTCTTTATCTCGGTATGATTCGGGTATGACCGTATTCAACGCCGGGGGATTTCCGCCTCCGCCTCCGCCCGCAGGACCTGTGCCACCACCGCCGCTACCGTTAGCTCCTGTCGCCATCTTTGGGTACCTCCTCAATTTCTTCACGTTTAAAATCAAGTTCAACAGCTTTTATGACTTCCGGTGTCATAAACTGTCTAAGCCGGAGATACACGTCACGGCGCGCGTTATTGTGGAATGTTCCATCTACATCAACTTTCCCCGACTTCGTAACAACTGTCGAAGGTAAAGTAAAACCCGTATCAATAAACAAAAAATTAAGGATCTTTTTACCCGCGTCTGTAGCGGCGACTTGAGACATTGCCGTTACCATTTTATCGCGCGCAAGGATCGCCTTTTCATTTATCTTCATGTGGGCTGTCCTTGAGCGGTAGTCACCGCTTCTTTACCGGCAGTCGCTAAATTTTTAGCCGATTCAGAACTCAACCGCATTTTTTCGACCTCTAAAGCTTGCGCCTGAGCTTCTTTTTTCGCTCGGATATTAGCTTTCGCCGTGTCCGCAGCTTGTAGTATTCGAGAAGGAGCACCGCTCAAATCTCTGAGCGCTTCTATTGCTTCAGCCAGATCCAGGTACTCAAAAGCGTCCGGATTAAGAGCGGAAAGCGCCATAACCCCGTTAATCGTTTCAGTGACCCCGGCCTTCTCTGCCGCGCGCAATAACTGCGCCGCCGGGGATATGTACGTTATGTTATATAGGTTTTTCCCCTCTATAATAGCTTGCTGTACCTCTTGGGGGATCATTATGGGATCTATACCGTTTGTTCTCAATATTTTCGCTTTAGCGACGTCTGCTTCGGCTATACCTAATATCCCCATTCCGAATAGGATATTTACAGATCGTTCTATAATGGGGGTGAGTTGCTCATTGAATATTCGAGAATAGACACTCGATAACGCGTCCGATCTTATGTCATACCTTATCTCCGCTTCACCGAGCGTCATACGCGTTTTGTTATTGAGATCGTACAGTTTGTCGATAAGAAAATGATTCATTATCTCTGTACGAAATCCTTCTATCGCAACTGTAAGGCTTTGAAGTTCCCCGACATCGAAGATCACGCCGATAGGCGGCTGACCATTCATGCGGCCGGACATGTTAAACACGGAAAGGCCGCCCGCCGAAGTATCGACTACCGCGGCCCCGAGACTGCCATCATCTAAAGTAAATAAAGGGGGTTCGACCTTTTTTTCGACACCGACAATAAAAGCTTCTTTAAGGGCATTAAGTTGCATGATCGCGGGAAGCGCGTCCATCGCCGGACTTCTGCCATAGGTTTCGTTCGCTAGTCTATACCAGCGACTTACTTTTGAGGGGAGTTCGGTATACCCGCTCTCTTTAAGAATGTGTTTACTCTCTATTTCAAAATGATACGACGCGAAAGCCATTGCCTGATTACCGGATTCCGGAGCGTCTTTTTTGTCTTCCGATGTCCGAGGTTCTATAGCAATACAGATTAAAACCTTGTCAAGACGATGTTTTTCCTCATTGTATTTTTTCTTTGTGTCCGCACTTACTTTATCGATTCCGTATGTATTTACAAGTTGTTCAACCGTGGGTTTCTCGTCAAAATAAAGAGTGTCTACAAACTCGTCTGTAGACTGAGATATACGAAGAGACTGTAAAGACCAACACTTAAAAACAAGAGGAGTAGCATAGCTCCCCTCGAACACGCCGAAAGCCCCGGTGCCAAACGCTGCCTCTTCATTCAGATTCTCCTGAAACCCGAGTTCAAACCCGGCTTTTTCAGATTCCATGTGTTTATATATGGCTTTGTTAATGGCCTCATAATATTTTTTATTTTCATCGCTCTTAGAAAGATATTCAGGCTGTTCCAAACGAAAAGTACGTCCCCCCGTTTTCCACAGAGAGCCCATAACCGCGGAAGTCATAGCTTGTAGCGCGCGAGAGGCGGTGGAATCGTTTATAGATCCGTCATTTTTAAAATCACCTGGAGACGTTTCAGACTGAAAACCCATTTTTCTTGCGTAGACATATTCGGCGAGAACTTCAAACTGGTTGTCCCAGGGGGTACGCTCATCAACGAGCATCTTACGCTTATTCAGTAGGTATTGGATAGACTTTGCCACGATAGACGGGTCCTTTTAGTTAGTAAATTACTCCTCACATCGGCCAAGTTGACCGATGTGAGGAGTGATTTAGTTACAGATATTAACCTGTCGGACCTGTCGGGCCAGTCGGACCGGTGGCTCCAGTTGCACCATCGGCTCCAGTCGGGCCAGTCGGGCCAGTCGCACCATCTGCTCCGGTAGGACCAGTGGGACCAACAATGCCTGACGTCGCTCCGGTGGCTCCAGTCGCTCCGGTCGCTCCGGTAGG